GTTGTTTTTTTTTTATTTTTTCCCTCAAACTTTGCATAGTTATTTGGATCCAACCCGCCAGCCGCAGCACTTTCAGCAAAATTCTTGCTTTGCGTATCGACTGCGCCTTCAAAGTTAATGCCTGAATAAATATTATCAGCAATACCGCCACCAAAGCCTAATAACCCTACTTCTGGTAAACCTGTTAAATTACCGCTTAAACCACCAGTAACAAGCGAACCGCCATATGACCCGCCAGTGCTGTCGTAGCCTCTTCGCGTAGGGTTTCCGTCTGCATCTGGGAACGTGTTATAATAAGCCATTCCGCCTGATGGGTCTTGGAAAGATGGCTCTTTGTTTTGCAACATCTTTAAGTTATCATAAAAACCCATTTGGTTTGAGCCTACAGCACCCATTGCTATATCTTCTTGGGCTAATCTAGCCGCAGCACCTTCTGGGCTTTCCACGTATCTTCTTTGGGCTTCATTTAAAACTTGTGTCTTAGGGTCGTAACCGCTTCCGGGTGCTATAGTTTCTGCGTATTTAGCCATTTCTTTTTGCGTAAGAGAAGAGCCACTAACTTGCTGACCCATTTGGTCTAACAATCTTTGATAATTATCGTCACTGCGTTGTTCACGGCGCATAGCTTCCATTCTTGCGGTTTCTTCAGCTGCGCGCTGTGTCTCTGCGTATGTTGGATACATATTGTAATCTATTGGCGCAAATGCGTTTGAACCTTGCGCGCCAGAATATGGATCAATAAAGAAGCTATCCATGTAAGATTTTTGCGCTGGCCTTTGTCTAGCAAGCTCATCCAATGATTGTTGATATATTGGAGCTGATGAATAACCACTTACGCCGCCAGCGTATTGTGTAGGCGCGCCCATGCCACCCATTATATCTTGCTGGCTCATTGGCGCTCCCATGCCAAATGCGCTTGCAACATCAGCCGTGTTTTGGAATGACGCTTGTTGCATTGGAGTGAATGCAGCTACGTCTGGGCCATAGTATGGTACATAACCAAGTTGGGAAATACGTTCAGCTTTATTTAAATTACGCTGCGCTGCTTTCTCAATGTATTCTGGGATTTCAACACTTGATGATGTTGATCCGCCTTTGCCACCTGACATTATTCAAACTCCTTAACATAAGACGAATGTAACTGCTTCCAGCCATGTTTCGCCAATGGTTTTTTCCAGCCTACACGCCCCGTCATGGTTAGTGCTGTGCATCCTTGTGCTTTAGCCCACTGTATCACATCTTGATGCATATCCAAAATCTGATCCAATTCACCACCGCCAAGGAACACGTTTAACATTCGCTTACGTGGATATACCACAATTTCTGTTACTATGCACCCCTTTGGCGTAGGCCACAACTGCATAGTACCTTTATATATTCCTTCTGCCACATCAATAAAATCATGCGTGCCACCAGAATACTCCAAAGCGGCTTCAATCCAAGGTCTACATCTTTGCAATTCTTTATCCATGCGTCCTCGTAATTGCTAGTGTTGAAGATGGTATTGCTGGCACTGGAGATGATGCTGCTGTGTAATTTAAAAAGCCATCTGTGTTATCTACCATGTAGTTTACCTCAAGATAATCATTAGCCGCCACAGTAAATATCTGCGTTCTGGACGTAACAACTGTAGCATTATTCTGATGTAACGCAGTTGTCATAGCGCCATCTACAACACTGCCATTGATAGTAGGCCAGAAGTAAAAGTGTACTGTGCTTGCGCTTGTTGATGATATTTGCGCGGAAAACGATAATACATATTCTCCAGCCTCTTCAAATACAATTCTACTTGCTGGTGTACCTTGTGTAATCTTTGTATTGCCAGATGGTGCATCATAGGTCAGCTTGTATGCCGTATTTGCTAGAGCTGGTGTAACATCTGATGTTTTTACAAAATTAGCTTGACCGCCCTCTACTACAATTTGACGCCACTCTCCGCCTTTGCTTACAACTGGATATTCATATGATCTATCCCACATAAGTGTACCGTCATCAGCTGCGGTTTCGCCACCAGTTTGCTGAACAAGAGGTGATCTTGTCTGTGACATAAATTGCATGAGGCGTCTGCCCCATGTTTTCCAATCATCTCCATATGGTTCTGGTGGCCTTTGTTGTTGCGTCATCTTCTACCGCCTGCAACAACATCTAATCTATTTACGCCAACACGCCAATCGCCTAGCTCAACTGCGCTTACTCGCATTCTCATTTGACGCCCAGTAAATCTTAATGATGTAGGTGTGGACATTGTATATGGGCCGTAATCACGCTCAACACCGTTGGGATAAAATCGTGTTTTAAATGTCACGTTCACATCACCTTGCGTTTTCTCATCAGGTATCATTTCAGTTACGGATGCCACTGTATCGCCAGACCCAAGCATAATAGGGCCAGTTTCAGCAAACGGCGTTAGTGAGCCATAATCGTAACCAATTTCATGCTCGTAAATCTTGTAGTTATCTGCGTCTACCCAAAGAGGCTTTCTAAATGCGCCCGCGTCAACTCCAGCAGTTCTTGCTAGTGATCCAATGTACCATGTGTTTTCAATATAATTAAACACAACATATCGGTCATTTTCTGTTGATTGAGATGATGGGTAAAACCAGAATATTTCTCCAAAATTACTGTTAGTCACGCAAAATGCCTTACTTACTTGACCTCGGTTCATATCGTTAAAGACGTAATCTGCAACTTCACTTTGTATTTCTTGAACCGCACCGCCTGTATAAGCATAAAATGCGTGTGCGCCCATCCAGAATGCACCTGCATCAACAACTGATACTGCTTTATTAGCAGCTAAACCACACGATGATCCAACACGCTCAATGCCGTAAACATATGGTGGGCCTACATAATTTGCTACGTGTGCGTCTGTGCTAGTTAAGATAAGCGTTTGGCCTCGCACTTTAATGCCTGCCATAATTTGACCGCTTGTGTTTAACTCTAAATCGCCTGCTTCATTTGTAGCTGCGGGTGTCCATAGGTTATTATCTTCACGATCAGACCATTGCACTTTGCGCGGGTTTCCACCCGCACCAAGAGCAAATAAGAAACGCTCTTCTGTTACCACCAATGATCTATTGCTTGTGGGTGCATTAGATAAAACTGCGGCTGGTGTGCCTGTTGCCAATGCCCACTCGTATATTTTACCGTCATCTTCCGTACATCCTACAAGATTTTCGCCCCAAGTATCTAATGCCCATGATGTTGCTGGCTGTATTCTTACTGTGTCTGGACGCTCTACACCAAATGCGTAACTGCCGTATAAGCTGCCGCCATACCCTGTAAATGATACAGCATCGTCTCTGCCCGCAGTAAATGATGTTGGGGTTATATCAAACCTAGAGCCAGTTTCATTCCAGACGTATAATTTATTGTATGATCCGCCAGCTATCCACCGTGCATTACTATTGTCTATCCAAGATAACATTCCACGTATTGGCGCTGCGGCTGCGTTATCTGAACGTGTACGCCAGCCACCCATAGGGCGCATAGTATTATCTATCCATCGAATTAAATTTGCATCACGCCAGCGACCATTAGATTGCAGGTCAGTTCCGTTACGGTAAACTCCAGAAGGAATATCTAGTGGAATAAGTGGCATATAGACCTCATGGCGTTAAACTTATGGGACTATAACACATTTTGTAGTAAAATAACAACAGGGGCAATGCATGTCGCCCCTGTTGTGTATATTTATTATTCTGCAGCTTCTTCAGCTTCAACTATTGCCTCATCTAAGGATACAGATAAGCGTTGTATAAATGCTTCACGACCAATGTTTAACTGATCTAAGTTAAATCGAGCATTATCTAATTTACGCCCTAGATCATTAATGTGGTTTAGCATTATCTTTTGTTCATCAGTGAAGTCATCAACATTGTATTCTATGTCGTTGATTGTAATGAGGTTCTTTTCGTTTTTACTCATTGTAATCTCCATTTAGTGTTTAAATTAAGAAGCGGTGTATCCGTTCCCTGCTGTGATAGCGGCGTTTACCGCAGTCATATTTTCGTGTAGTCCAGTAATCTTTAGCAACCATTAGTTCTAGGTGCTGAGTATTACGATCCACACAGTCTTGTCTGTCTGCCGCATCATCATCTGCCATAGCATTACCTGCTATCACGTCATTGATAAGTGCAACTGAGTCACCCATTGCTGAGTAGTTCTGTGCGATTTGTTCTACTGTTAATTCATCCATTGTTTATGCTCCTTCTAAAGCTGTTAGTCTTGCTTCCATAGTTACTTGATTAGCCTCAAGAGCATCGTTCTTTGCTGATAGTTCTTGTAGTGCCTTAACTAAGATTGGTACAAACTTGCTATACTGTAAGCCCATCTGCTTACCATCTTTAGTATGACTTGATACTAGATTAGTTTTAGTGTCTTTATTATAACCAGCGGCTATTTCAAGAGCTTCTACTTCTTGAGCTTTAAAGCCAATGTCCAACCAATCTTCTTTATGAGTACCATCAGGTGTTTGACTTAATAGGTCATAGTCTTCAGCATACTTATCACCATACTTAGAACGTTTGTCCCACCTGTAGGTTACAGGAGCTAAAGCCTTAACAAAGTCTAAGCCAAGGTCTAGGGCTGTGAAGTCTGTCTTATCACGTTGATCAGAGGCTATTGTCCAATCTACTTGTATAGATGCTGATGTAATGTTCTCATCACCTAAAGCAATTTCATTAGAGCCAGTAACAATATTACCTCCCGGACTTCCTGTACGTCCTGCTTCTGCTCCTATACATATAGTGTTAGAGCCAGAGGTAACAGCTGAACCAGCTAGATCACCTACATGAGTATTGGTAGACCCCGTCGTGATTTGTGAACCAGCATTATTACCCAAAGCAGTATTAGATGCACCAGACGTTGTATAACGCCCTGTACGTCTACCCACATAAGTGTTATCGTGACCTGTCAGAATAGCATCACCACCAGCTTGATAACCGATAAAAACACAGTCATCTGGGATAGTTGCTAATGAACCAGCAAGGTTGCCCATTACAGTATTTCTTGCACCTGTTGTGATTCCAGCTCCTGCCTGATACCCGACGGCAGTATTGTTGCTTGCGTTGGTGTTGGAAAAGAGGGCTTGGCGACCAATTGCTGTATTTTGTATGCCAGAGGTGTTATTTTCTAAAGCTGCGTTTCCTACCGCTGTATGGTAATAACCTGAAGTGTTATCTTTTAGGGCTGACGAGCCAATTGCTGTGTTAGCTGTACCAATTGTATTACTATAACTAGCTTGATACCCAACCGCTGTGTTGCTGGATGCGGTGGTGTTTGAAAGTAGTGCTTCGTAGCCAACAGCCACGTTATTACTTCCTGACCCTGCGGCACGAAGAGAAGTGTAACCAACTGCTGTGTTATTAGCACCTGTTGAGTTTTGCATTGATAACGTGCCGATAGCAGTATTATTATCATTAGTTGTTACAGCAGCCAAAGCCCCGTAACCAAAGGCGGCACTTGAATTGCCTGTAGTAACACTATCACCTGCACCGCTACCCATAAGTGTAATATTAATGCCTGTGGTTACTGAATAACCTGCTTGATACCCTACAGCAGTGTTGTTAGATGCGGTGGTGTTGGAGAGTAGTGCTGAAAGACCAACAGATACATTGTTACCACCTGTAGTATTTTGTTGTCCTGCGTATAAACCAACAGCTACGTTGTTAGCTCCAGTTGTGTTTTCACGCATGGACTCAAAGCCAACAGCTACATTTTGATTACCTGTTGTGTTTGATCCCAATATGTTTCCGCCAAGTGCCGTGTTGTAATTGCCACTTAATGAGCCATTATCAAGTGTTCCATCACCCAACGCCACGTTGCCTGTACCAACAGGATAGTTTCCGTCTAGCTTGATTGTGCCTCCGTCTACTGAAACATTACCTGCAACTGTAAGGGATGTAAGGCTTCCAAGTGACGTAATGTTAGCTTGCGCGGCAGTTGTTAGTGTACCTGCAATATTTGTAAATGTGCCAGCTGCAGCAGATGCTCCGCCAATCACTGTCCCATCAATCGTACCAGAGTTAATATCAATGCCCGTGACAGGTGTTGTCCCGTCTAGCAGATTATCAACGCTGTCTAAGTTAGTGTTTATCTTTGTACCCCAAGTATCCTCGGACGCGCCAACTTCTGGCTTCACTAAGCTATATGTCGTTGTTGTAGTATCAGCCATGTTAATCTCCTATGCGGCGTTAGCCTTATGCGGCGTTAGCCAAAGTTATACTTCTTGCCTATGAAGCTGTCCATTCCATCTATGTAGGGGAAGTGGCAGACCAATCATTGACTGCGTTAGGCACATATTGCCATGTTTCAGGTGTCTTTTCAAGGGGTGTCCATGTTTCAGGTGTATTTTGTTCAACTTCCCATTTTTCAATTGCTCGGCATGTCGTAGACAATGCTGTTGCAATTGCTGACGCGGAAAATTGTACCCTGTTAACTGTAGCAGTTGTGCTTAGTGCTGTATTGATTTGCGATGCGCTGCTAAATACAACAACTGCGTTTGATGTCATACTAGATGATGGTGTTATATTTGATATTGCATGTCTTACACGCACCATATCTGAGCTGGTTGTGGATGTTGTTGTTATTGCACTGCTTGATGTTCGTGTTCTTGCACCTACAGCAGATGTGGATGAACTGGCAGATATTGCTGATGCAACTTCACGCACACGCTCAGCAGAACCAGACATTGTTGATGATGTTGTGCTACTTGCAGATGCTTCACGCACTCTTTGCGCTTGCGTTGCTGTAGTGGATACTGTGATTATGTCAGATGCACTTAACCTGACACGCACTGAAGCTGACGCTGTGGACGCAACTGTGATAATTGTGCCAGCGCCATCCGTGACAAAGCCATCTAGCCCAAAATTATATGAGCCATATGTGCTTCGTCCATATCCACTGCGGTATTCAGCCATTAGTCTAGCGTAATATCAAGATCGCCTGATGGTAAGCGGAAAACATCACCTGTATCAATTGTTTTGCTTGTAGTTAATGCAGCATACGCAATTAAATTACCACCAGATGCAGCATCAAACACGCCAACATGTGTAACTGTGCCATACCCTGCTGTAGCTGTGTCCCACTCAATAGCTGCGTTATTTGACGCTGTATTTCCTGATATTGTGAATGTTACAGCTTTACGACCATATCCACCGCCAGACACTTCTGTGCCACCGCCAGTATCATCTGGGGCTGATGTGTATAATGCTATATGCCACGCTGTGGGGCGTGTTGCGCTACCTGTAGTAAACACCCACGTTAGAACTGTTGTCTCGAATGTATTAGAAAAACTCATTTTAATATGCCCTTATTTTCATGCGACGTCCAGAACCGCCAAATTTAGCTTTTTCGCTTGCTTGATTTATAGCATCAATTGCATTTTGGTACAACGCTGCCCATACTTGTATTCTGGCATCATCTTTTAGGTATGGCGCAGAATGTATTAGTGAACCATACAAATATGCGTCAGGATAATGCTCTAATATCCAATTTGACGTGTTACTATCAGATAATGCGTCTGTTTTGCCGAAATAATACAATTCTGACGTGTATGTGCCATCTGGAACTGGATAAACCTCTAATTCACCTGCTGTAACTGCGTAATATGCTGGTTGCCCGCTTGTGTTTAGGTTTCTAAACTTACGATCAAGCATTTCTGCTTGTGATATTAGCTCAAGTGGACGTGTATCTCCGCTTGTGATGTAAAATCGTATAACTTCGAGCATATCTGCGGGTATTGCGCTGTATTGCGTGTCAATCTCGGCTGTGCTTCGTTTTTCTTGCCGCCAATGACGGACTTGCCTGTTTAAATCGGCTTCTGCGAGTGAGACAAACGTGGAAGACACGGATGTTAGGTCATCTCGGTTAAGAAAATCTGCAATATTTGTCTTTAATTCTGCATATGTTGTAATTGGCATTAGTTATACCCTGATTGTGCTAAATTTTGCTTCATTATTTTAAATATTTCACGCATCCTAGGTTGGTCATTTATAATATCTGCAAATAATGGGTCATCTCTATATTGAGTTAAAAATTCAACAAATTCTAAATCTTCTTGCTCTTCTGGAGTGTATAATGATCCTGTTTGCTTAATAACCTCACCCGCTAAAGGATTTGGCATAGCTGGTTCAGTGTAAGCAAATGTGTTTTCACCAGGCATCATATCGTTTACCAGTTCAGGTTGCCCCTTATTCAATAAGCCTAATGGGCGTAGTTTTGGTGGTGCAGATGTCATTTTTGACAGCAAACCATCTTTAACTGGGTCATTACCAGCAAAGTTAGCTTGTCCAAGCGTTCCGTAGTACGTTTTATCACCAATATTCTCTACAGGTTTACCGCCAGACCCTAATAACTGACCATCAACATATTCCATGTTATCGCCAGGTGTTAAAATGTTTGCTAAAAACTCGGTTATGCTATTTCTATCGCTTGCACCCTTATCAAGTGAGTTAAGAAAGCTTAAAAATTTATTTTGTGCCATTATCCTAGCCTATTTAGTATATTTGCTACACGCTATCACAATTCTCCAACATTATCCAGAACCTTACGCATTCTATCTGACAACCTAAACTTACCAGCCCGCCAATAAGCTGCATTTTGGGCGTCTTTCATGTCTAAACCGAGGCTATTATAGTATTTTATCCATTTTGTGATAATTTTATTTTTCATACTTGGTGTTAATTGGTCAAATGTAGGTTTTTTCATGCAATACCTTTTAAATTACGTTTAATTGGCTGTTTCCATGTGGACATTGACCCAGATAATGCTGTTGTAGCGTCTGAAGCCATTGTTAAACATAATGCATCAGCTAAATCAGGTGATTTTAAACCACGTTTACGCATTTCATCTTTACTTTCGGCTTTCATTTTACCTGATGAAGTAAAAGAATACCTAATTGCCGTTAATTCTGCCAGCAATTGGTCATCTTTGGGTAATTTGCATGACCTGTCTTCTAGCCAACCCTTTGTTTTAAACCATAATTCACTGCGTAAATTCATATATGTATGACCCATAGCAGGGGCTTCACTTACGTTTACCCCACGTACTGGCGCGCCTAATTCGCGTAATCTATCAACTACACCGCCGCCAACACCAATACTATCGACTAATATCTCGCTAGGGCGTAGGCTAGGGGATAATCCTTCATATTCTGCCATAACCCTACCCACAGTCTGCATTAGGTCTAAACCTTGCCAGGATTGTATATCGGTTACAACGCTGCCATATCTTTTGCATAACGCAGTTTTGTCTGTGCCAAAACGTGCAACATCTAAGCCCCATATAGGCCTTATATCTTCAATTAGCTCAATATCTCGGTGTATTGCGCTTTCTGCGAGATGAAACGGTATAATCGTATCATCATCTGCCAATGGGAACTCGCCAAGTACACGTATGCGGAACGCATTACTATCCTCACCATAACGCTCACGCATCTCCTCAACAAACTCATCTGACACAAGTGGGCTATCCACGCACGACCATCTGCGCGTCCACCAAGATTTAGCCATACGTGTTTGGCTTTCATAAAACGTACCTGATGAACGTGTAGGGTTAGATAAAAGTAACGTGGTTGCATTATGGCCTGACATTGACCCAGCCGCAGCTTCAAACACTTTTTCTGGCACACCTGACGCTTCATCTACCACCAACAACACATTCTCGGAGTGTACCCCAGCTAGGGCTTCTGGCGTCTCGGCGCGAGAAGTTCTAGCGGAGATAAACGCTTCAGACGCGGCTGCGGTTAGTTCTACGCGGTCTGACTTTACATTTAGCAATTGCTGTAGGTTAGGTGGCAACTCGTTAATCCATCGTTTTAGCTCGGCAAACAATGCGTCAAACAATTGGCTGGACGTAGGTGCTGTTACCACCACCTTCTTAGGAACACGTAACAACACGTACCATAACATTGCCCTTGATGACAGACGTAGACTTACCTGTACCATGCCCTGATCG